CATCTCGATTGCCGACGCGCTGTCCGGCGGCGCGTCGGCCTAATGGCTACGGTGCGCGCCTGCTAACACGGGCGCGCGTTTTCAACAAGGAGTGTTTATGACGCTGATTCCTGAACCAGAAGTGAACCTCGGAACCGTTGCGGAATGGTTCCGTAAAAAGAAGGACCTCATTGCCCTGCAAGCGTCCGAAATGCTGCTGCGCAAGCGCATCTTTACGCACTTTTTCAAGGCGCCGAAAGAAGGCAGCGGCAACTGGTACACGCTGGACGACGGCTACCGCCTGAACGGCGTTCACAAGATTAACCGCTCGGTGGACGAGCCGGTCATGCGTGCCATGTGGGACGATCTGTGCAAGCAAGGTGTGCCAATGAACAACCTGATCCGCATGAAGCCCGAGCTCAATACCAAGGCGTACCGCGAGCTGACCGAGGAACAGCGCAAGCTGTTTGACCAGTGCTTGACTATCAAAGATGGCTCGCCGGAGCTTGACATCAAACCGCCGAAAGCGGCGAAGTAAAGATGGCAAGTGTGACCATTATCGCCGACGCTTCTTGGTGCCCTAATACGCACGTTGGCGGTTATGGCTTCTGGATTGCGTCGGATCGCGGCAAGCAAGGCGGCAGCGGCGCATTCCGTACCTCTGTGGTTAGCAGCACTGCGGCCGAGATGATGGCCCTTGTCAACGCCCTGCACCAAGCGTGCAAAAGCAATCTTGTACAGCCGGGCGACAGGGTGCTGTTGCAAACGGACTGCCAAGACGCTATCCGTTTGTTTAGCGGGCAGGCGCCAAAGTACAACGAGCGCAAGCCTGAAGAAGTTGTTCTAGTGCGGTACATGACAGATCTGATAGACAAAGCGCAGGTTGCCGTAGCCTACAGACACGTCAAGGGGCATACGGACGGGAAGCAACCCCGCCTGTATATCAACAACAAGTGTGATGAGTTTGCCAAGCGCGCCATGCGCCGCGCCCGTCACGAATTTTATCTTAATAACAAGGAATCCAAATGAAACAGAAACATATGTTGTCGCTGCTGCAGACCGGCTATACGACCGTCAACGTGTACTTCGCTGACCACAATGGTGTGGAAGCTGCTGTTCCTAAGGCGCGTGGTGCAGCCCCGGCACCGTGGGCCGAGGATACTCGAGTTTGGAATCCGAATATGCAGGCGCAAACGCCGACTCCACGGACTTACACGTACAAGACCAAAGACCGCGATCTCAAGCCGGGTGACCGTGTCATTGTGGAAAGCCAGAACAGCCACACCGGTCTGACGATCGCCGTGGTGCACCGTTTGGACGAAACCCCGCGCATTGACGTGGACGCGGACTTCGACTACAAGTGGATTGTCCAGCGCGTGGATATGGCGCCGTACAACGCCATCCTGGAAGCCGAAGCCAAGTTCAACGATACCCTGCAAGAAGTTGAGCGTACGCACCAGCGCGAAATCCTGCTCAGCAAGATGACCGAGCACTTGCCGCCCAACAGCCAAGCCCGCACCTTGTTCGACGCGGCAGTGGCGAGCTTCTCGGCCGCATTCGGCGCACAGCCGGCGATCGCTGCCCCGGTGGCACCTGCACCGCAGCCGGAGCCGGTTCGGCCGTACGTCGACGCTCAAGCGGCCGGCGTATGTGAGCAGGCGATCCCCGGCATCGCCTGCAAATGACAACCGGGGACCGTATCAAAGAAGCTCTGCCGGCAACACGGGCAGAGCTCGTACAGAAGCTCTGCATGAGCAAGCGCGTCATTCAAAAGTGGGTAGCGCTCTTGCGTAAGGAAAAAGAGATTCACATTGGACGCTATCGGCGCACCACTGGCGACTTTGCTGCGGTTCTACATCTTGGTAAAGGCCGAGACGCCAAGCGGCCAAAATGCCTTACCAGAGCACAGATTTCGGCACGTTATCGCAAGTCTTTAAAGAAGGCTGGTTTGTACGAAGATGTTCTGGTCGGCCAGCGTAAGCGGTACGCGCGCAAGTACAGTAAGACCAAGCACACATTTGCGACTGATCCGTTAATGGCGCTACTCTATAAACGAAAGGAAGAACAATGCAAGAACTGAAACCCGGAGAAGCAATTATCGACGAACTGGCCAACCCGCCCGGCAAGGTTATCACGCTAGAAGAGATGGCTGACGGCTTGAAGCAATTCTTCGTTGACACCGACATCGACGATCCTTACGAGCACCTGCCCCCGCTCGACGCGCTGGCCGCACGGCTGGGCGCCGGGCAAGCACCGCTGCGCAGCAAGCAAGGCGTGTTCCAGCCCCGCCGTATGGCCCTGTTTGTGGCCGCTGCGTGGCGCTATGCCCCGCCGCCCGGCCTGTGCGTGCAGTTCGATTACCTCGGCCGTAAAACCACGTTCCCGGTGTACGCATGAAGACCATGCAGCCGTCCGACTGGGACGAAAACAAGGTGCGCTTCCCGTGCATCATCCAGCCAAAGATCGACGGTGTACGCGCACATAATCCTGATGGTGTGCTGCTCGGGAGAAGCATGAAGCCCATCCGTAACGTGTACACGCGCAACCTGTATGGCGAGCCTGAGTACAAGTTTTTCGACGGTGAGCTGGCGGCGGAGGACGAGCGGCACCCTGAGCTGTGCCGGCTCACCACCAGCGCGACAAGTACGGTCGAAGGCACGCCGTTCACGCTGTGGCACGCCTTCGATTACCTCGGGCCGACGCAGATTGAGCGCGACTATGTTGATCGTCTGCAGTACCTGCACAACCAGATTGCCCACATGCAGAACAACTATGGCATCGCAGGTCATTTGCGAGCTATTCCGTGGGCGTGGTGCGACAACATGGACGACCTCCAGTTGTTCCGGTCAAGGCATCTGGACGAAGGGTACGAGGGCAGCATCATCCGCGATCCGCGCGGCAAGCACAAGCAAGGCCGCAGCACGGTCAAGGAGATGGGCGTCTTGCGCATCAAGGACTTCATTGACTTCGAGTTCCGTATCGAGAAGATTGTCGAGGGGCGGCACAATGCCAACGAGGCAACCATTAACGAGCGCGGCCTTACAGAGCGCAGCACGCACCAAGAGAACATGATCCCGAACGGCATGGTTGGATCGCTGGAGGGTACTGTTCTCAAGGACGTTAAAGACCCGCAAACGGACAAAGTGCTCATGCGGGCTGGTGACTGGGTTACGGTCGGGCCGGGCCGCATGCCGCACGAGCACCGCAAGCGTTTCTTCGAGCAACCGCATCTGCTTGTTGGCTTTATAGGCAAGGCGCAGATGTTCCCAAAGGGCATCAAAGACAAGCCGAGATTTCCGACGTTCCAGTGCTTGCGCCACCCTGACGATATGGGCGAATGACGTGTTTGCGCTCTTTAACGCATCAATGCTGTAACTGCTTTGTTGATGCTGGCAAAGAGCGCATAATGTACCGCTGCACTAACCACACAAGGCGCATATGACAATGCAATTTACAACCACCGGCCAAGCTGCAACGGTCAACGGCGTGAAAGTTCTGGTGTACGCTGGCTCGGGTATTGGTAAGACCGTGCTGTGTGCCACCGCCCCGGCACCGCTGATCATCAGCGCGGAATCCGGCCTGCTGTCCCTCGCTCGTAAGAACCTCGAGCGCTTGTTCGGAGTGAATACGCCGGGCATCTGCTACGACATCCCTGTGATTACCATTCGCAACGTGGACGACCTGACGCAAGCGTTTGCGTTCTGTGCCAGCCAACAGGCGGCGCAAATCCAGACGGTGTGCATCGACTCGCTGTCGGAGATCGGCGAGGTTGTCCTCAACAACGCAAAGCGGCAGGTTAAAGACCCGCGTCAAGCGTACGGCGAGCTGATCGAGAAGATGGAAACAACCATCCGCTCCTTCCGCGACCTTCCGGGTAAGAACGTCTACATGGCTGCGAAAATGGAGCCGATGAAGGACGAGCTGACCGGTGTGGTCAGATACGGTGCGTCGATGCCCGGCTCCAAGCTGGGTGCCAAGCTGCCGTATTTCTTCGACGAGGTTTTCCGCCTCGGCGTGAACAAAGACCCGCAGACGCAGCAGCCTTACCGCTTCCTGCAGACGCAGCCTGACTTGCAATATGACGCCAAAGATCGTTCGGGGGCTTTGGCGCCTATGGAATCACCTCACCTCGGCTATATTTTCAACAAGATTACTACCGGAGCTTAAACCATGGCAATCCTCAATTTCAACGCTGCAACCGTCACTCCTGATACCGGCTTCGGCGAACCGCTGCCGGCAGGCTGGTACAACGTCATGATGACCGGGTCGGAAATGAAGCCGACCAAAGACGGCACCGGTGCCTATCTGGCCTGCGAATACACCGTCATGGACGGCCAGTACGCCAACCGCAAAGTCTTCTCCAACCTGAACATCCGCAACAACAATCCGACCGCGCAAGAAATCGCATACAAGCAACTGAGCGCCATCTGTCACGCCGTCGGCGTCATCCAGTGCCAGGACTCCGGCGAGCTGCACGGCAAGCCGTTGAAGATCAAGGTGAAGGTGCGCATTGACAAGACGGGCGAATACGAGCCGAGCAACGACATCACCGCGTACAAGAACATCGACGAGCAAGTGCAAGGCGGCGCCCCGGCCGGCAACCCGGCAATGCAGCAAGCACCGGCCGGCTTCGCAGGTATGCCGCAGCAGAACCCGATGGCACAACCGCAGCAAGCTCAGCAACCGTGGCAGCAACAGCAGATGCCGCCGCAGAACATGCAGCAACCGGTCCAGCAGCCGATGCAACAGCAGCAGTTCCAGCAACCGCAATACCAGCAGCAACCGCAACAGCCGGCTCAATACCAACAGCAGCCCATGCAGCCGCAAGGCCAGCAAGCGGCCCCGGCCGGCGCCGGTCAGCAGCCGTGGGAGCAGGCAGGCAACGCGCAGCCGTGGGCGCAGCCGCAACCGCAGCAGATGCAACAAGTTCAGCAGGCCCCGCAGCAACAGCAGATGCAGCAACAGCCGGTGCAGCAAGCCCAGCAGAACCCGGTCGTGCAGCAGTTCGCCGGCGCGGTCCCGCCGTGGCAGCAACAGCCGCAGTAATGCGTCAGTGACGTCAAAAGCCCGCTTCGGCGGGTTTTTGTTTGGAGATAAACATGGATGTAATTGACCACAGTGACGAGCAAAGCCGGCCGGTGCTAGACGCCAAGGTTGCCGATATTCGCGCGGAAGCTGCAAAACAGAACGTTCCCTCAATCGCTGGCGAGTGCGAGTGCTGCGGATTCCATTTTGAACGCCTCGTGCGTTGCAACCATCCTAAAGACGGCGACGTGTGGGCATGCGCCCGCTGCCGTGACAAATATAAACTTCCATTACTGGGGAAATAATGGCACGAATTGATATGGCTGTAGCAAACCCGAACATCCGCGTTGCCGAGAAAACGCTCGTTGCAATTGAGACGGCGATTGCGGCAGACCAAGGCTCGGCGTTCCGTGGATGGCTGGGCAAGGTGATTCCGCACATGGACGACGCCTACCGTACCGGTGAAGACGGGTTCCGCACGCACATGGGAGCGTCGCTCATTGGTGGCAAGTGCGCCCGCGCTGTGTGGTACGGCTTCAACTGGGCGCGCAAGCCAAAGTTCAGCGGGCAGACGCTGCGCCTGTTTAACCGGGGCCACCTTGAAGAAGCACGGTTTATCGCCTGCCTGCTGACGATCGGTTGCCGCGTGGTGCAGCAGGACGAGAACGGCAAGCAGTTCCGCATCAGCGAAATGGGCGGGCACTACGGCGGGAGCGGTGACGGCCTTGCACTGGGCGTGCCCGACCTACCGCCGACAACGTGGGCGTTGTGCGAATTTAAGACGCACAACAATAAGTCGTTCGAAGAATTGGCAGGCAAGAACTTCAAGAAGTACATTGCACACCTGTTCGATTCCAGCAAGCCTTACCATCCGTTCGACGGGCAAGGTGTACGCGCGGCAAAGCCCGAGCACTACATTCAGATGCAACAGTACATGCGCAAGATGGGCCTTGCTGCTGCGCTGTACGTGGCCGTCAACAAGGACAACGACTGTCTGTACGCTGAAATCGTTCTGCTGGACGAAGCCACCGCAGACGAATTCCTTGGTCGTGCGCATAAGCTTGTTCCGATGCGCCAAGCGCCGGCAAAGATGAGCGAGACGCCGGGGAACTTCGAGTGCAAGTGGTGTGACTTCTACCGCATCTGCCACTACAACGAGACGCCTGCGCGTAACTGCCGTACCTGCGCCTACAGCCGGCCTGACACCGAGACCGGTAAGTGGATGTGCGACAACAAGGACCGCCAGATTGAATTGTTGTTCCCGGCCACCAACCCTGACGGCGAAGATTTTTCGCTTACCAAGGAACGTCAGTTGAAAGGGTGTAACCGTTACGAACTTAGCCCGGCGTTCAAGGGTTAAACATGGCGATGCGTCTTAAGCCCCGCGACTACCAGGAATTCGCCGCCGCAAGCGTGTTCGAGTTCTTTGGTAAGCACCCCGGCGAGGACAGGCATCCGATCGTAGCCATGCCCACCGGCACCGGCAAGTCCGTTGTGATCGCGGATTTGCTTTGGAAAATCTTGAGCATGTGGTGCACGCAGCGCATCCTAGTGCTCACCCACGTAAAGGAGCTCATTGAGCAGAACTACGATAAGTTCATTACCATGTGGCCAGAAGCACCGGCAGGCGTGTACAGCGCCGGCCTTGGTCGCAGGGACACACGGCAGAACGTCATCTTCGGCGGCATTGCGTCCGTGTACAAGGCGATGCACCTGTTCGGGCGCTTCGACCTTGTATTTGTGGACGAGTGTCATCTGGTCAACCCTGAAGAAGAGGGTATGTATCGAAACCTGTTCAAGTACCTGAAGGGGCTGAACAAGGATTTGAAGATTGTTGGCTTTACTGCTACCCCTTGGAAGCTGGGGCACGGCAGCTTGGTTGAGAACGGCATCTTCACCGATATTTGCTGTGACATGACTGGTGTAGAGGCGTTCAACTGGCTAATTGCTCAAGGTTATCTGATGCCGTTGATCCCGAAGCGCACCGGCACCGTGTTGGACATTGCTGGCGTGCATATGCAGGCCGGTGATTTCAAATCCAACGAGTTGCAGACAGCGGTCGACAAAGAGCATGTGACCCGTGCTGCCCTGAACGAAGCGATTGAACTGGGGGCCGACCGCCACCACTGGCTGATTTTTGCTGCTGGCGTGGACCATGCGTGCCACATTGCGGACATGTTGAACTTCGAGTTTAATATCCCGGCCATTGCCATCCACGGCAAGATGGGTAAGGAAGCCCGCGACAACGCAATCAGGGATTACAAGGCCGGTAAGTACCGCGTTGCGGTGAACAACAACGTTCTAACCACAGGCTTTGACTTTCCAGGCATTGACCTTATCCTTATGCTGCGCCCTACCGCGTCAGCCGTGTTGTGGGTGCAGATGCTGGGCCGTGGCACGCGGCCGTCGTACGCGCCGGGCTTCGACATTAACACGCTCGAAGGTCGCCTTGCTGCCATTGCTGCCAGCGCAAAGCACAATTGCTTGGTGCTTGACTTTGCTGGTAACACGCGCCGCCTTGGCCCGATCAATGACCCGCTCGTTCCCAAGAAGAAGGGGGAGAAGGGCGGAACCGCCCCTGTCAAGGAATGCGACGCGTGCGGCACGTACAACCATGCCAGCGCCCGCCACTGCATCAACTGCGGCACAGAGTTCCTCATCCAGACCAAACTGAAGCAGGCGGCGAGCACGCAAGAGCTTGTTAAGGGCGACAGCCCCATCGTTGAGGTGTTCGCAGTTGATCAGATTACCATGCAACGGTACACCAAGGGTGACACCAGCATGGCACGCGTGACGTATTACTGTGGCCTGAAGATGTTCACGGAGTATGTTGGTATCGACCACCCGGCGCACAACATGCGTACCAAGGCCCGCCAATGGCTGCGCGACCGTGGCGCCAAAGACATTCCGGAAACAACGGATGCTCTGATGGCAATGTCAACCAGTCTGAACGCACCTACGCACTTGCGCGTCTGGATCAACCAGAAGTACCCGAGTATTTTGGCGGCATGCTTCGATGGTACTGCATGGGGCAAGGAAGAATCGCCGCGTGCCGCTCCGCCTGTACAGGTTGACAGCATCCCGCGCAGTACCAAGTCGTATCCAAGAAAGTTACAACAACAGCACGCACAAGACACGGACATCCCGTTCACGGATGAGGAAATTGTCGCTATGGGCGGTGCGCGCCCTAGCGTGCCATTTGCCGACTTGGATGACGACATTCCCTTCTAATAGGAACAGCCTATCATGTCGATAGACATTTATTTTCCGCAACGTTCCGAAAAGCGCTTGCACAGTTGGATGCTTTCCTCCATAGTTACGTTCATGCAGCAAAGTACTACAACACCACATACCCCTAACCGGAGAAATTGAGATGACTAAAGTAACGAACGGGTACGCAAGCAGCAAGGGCGCAGTTGCAGCCGCTAAAAAAGTGCTGGGCAAGGATGCAATCCTTGGCGCAGAATTTGAAGTGTATCCGCTGGCCGACACGGATGGGCGCTACGACTGGAAGGCAATCGAACGCAAGAAGGTGCAGCGCAAGGGTAGCGGCAAGGCCAACCCGTTCAGCAGCCGTCCTCTGGCTGAAGCGCAACTGTTGCTCCCGGAAGTTGAGGACAAGCAACCGACCCCGCAAGAAGTAGCCGAGGCAGAGGCGGCGCTCGAAGCGCGTGCCAAGGTGGCGGCAGAGCAGTCGACCAAACAAGCTAAGGCAGAGCCCGAGCCTACCCCTGCTAACATCGAAGGGGCTGACCACACGCCGTCCAAGGCTGCAAGCGCGTTTGGCGCGTTCGCCATGGGTGCGCTCGGCAACGGTGTGGAACGTCGCGCCGAGAACGCAGGGGGCACCCGGCGCGCTAACGACAAGCCGGCAGGCGAGAAGAAAGTTCGTGTGCCGCCGACTATTGTCAACGGTGTGCGCCAGCCGTCGCCGGGTACGGTGTGCCGCGCAGTGTGGGACGAGCTCGAGAAAATCCGCGATGCACAAGACGGCGTGCCGCCGAACTCGAAACAGGTAAAGGCTCTGGCTGAGGCTATGAAGTGGAACGCGAACAACGCGTCGATCGAGTTCTACCAGTGGCGCAAGTTCAACGGTATCACGGGTCGCAGCAAGGCAGACGCGCCAGCAGCTAAACCGGTCAAACCGAAATCGGAGTAACAATGCACGTTGCAATCGATCGCGATAACATGGGCTTCTTGTGGGCACATCAGGATTACGATGTGCTTCTCAACATGGCCCACCTGGAGGCAGACTGCGCGGTGCATGTGGTTAGCCTCGAAAACCCGGCCTACTACCAGCCGTTCATCGGGTTCACGGATTACGAACTTAAACTGTTGTACGAAAACACGACTGGTGAGAAGTACGAAGGTTTTAGCCGGCCCGCGTTAGAGCAGACGATCTACGGGCTGGCGGTGCGCATCCTGCCGCTGGAAGTCAACCGGCTGCACCTGAGCTTTCAGGCTCAGCAGGTTGGCGAGGAATATTCAGGCTTGTACAAGTACGTCCCGGGCGCCAAGGAACCGGCGCTTATTCAGGATGGCTTGTTTGGCGTACCGCACAAGCGCTTAGGGCGCAACGTAGAGGCAGAGCGCCTTGCCGCACTGGGCGAGCTGTACCCGCAGCTCGCCCCAACGGCTCGCGCTTTCGGGGGTACAGGCCCCGATCGGCCCCCTGCCAGTACCAACCCAGCACCACGCGCGCCGCGCCCTGCCAACAGCGCCCCGCCGCCACGCGGCAGCACCCGCGAAACCATATGGAACTGCGCTGACAAAATGTGGGAAGACGCCGGCAAGCCGACCAGTACGTCGGCCGTGTTGGCATTGCGAAAACAAATTATGAACAAACTTGAAGAGGAGGGCGTGAAGCGCACGAGCTCATCAAACGAATTGGGCAATTGGCAAAAAGCACGCCTTGCCCAGCAAACAATTTAATCAACATTGCGTCACTGAGCTGGGGACTGTTAAAGTGCAGTTCCTGTTCACTGAAACACAAACCCGCTAACCACACTAGGAGAATCCCATGAAATACCTGCACCGCAATTACCGCATGGCCTCGCTGATGGCCCTCGCCCTGTTCGCCGCAGCCGGAACCGAAGGCTCGGCTGGCGGCACCGCCCCGGATACGGCCGCAGCTGACGCGGCCAAGGCCGACGCGAAAGCCAAAAAGGAAGCGGACGCCAAGGCCAAGAAGGAAAAGGCTGACGCCGCCAAAGCGGAGAAAGCCAAGGCCGACGCCGACAAGAAGGCTCAGGAAAAGGCTGACAAGGAAGCCAAAGCCAAGGCGGACAAGGAAGCCGCCGAAAAGGCGAAAGCTGACAAGAAAGCTGCCGCCGAGCAGGCCAAAGCCGACGCCAAGGCCAAGCGTGAAGCCGACAAAAAAGCCAAGGCGGAAGCTGCGGCCAAAGCCAAAGCCGACAAGGAAGCCAACAAGCAGCCGGAACAGCACGGCGTCCGCCGCCCGAAGCCGGACGGCGCCTGCGGTAAAGCATGGGCCATCATGGACCAGCTGACCCTGGAACGCGGTTCGGCCGTCCCGATCGCCCCGCTGCTGGTCGCCACCACCGCAGCCGGCCTGAACGAAGGCAATGTCCGCGCGGAATACGCTCGCTGGCGCAAGTTCAACAACATCTCGGGCCGTATCGTTGACCCGAAGCCGGCCGCTGCCGACACCAACGCATCCGGCAACCAAGCTGCCGCATAAGCTGTAAAATGCTGTACGTCACTGCCATGCGGTGACAGGACACCCCACCGGGCTTCGGCCCGGTGTCACTACCCTACAAGGACAGCCATGCGTATCAACCTTCAGCCTGCTGAAAAGCAGACTTCCTCGCCGTACCTCCACGTTCATTCGGTCTTTCACACTATCCAAGGTGAAGGCCCATTCTGCGGGCAACCGGCCGTGTTTGTGCGCCTTGCTGGCTGCAACCTGCAATGCCCCGGTTGCGACACCGACTACACTTCGAAGCGCATGCCTATGCTGCCGCAAGAGATCGTTGCGCTGGTGTGGGCCGAAAGCATGCGGGATCCGTTCACAACCGTCAACCTGCTTAGCAACGAACCCGCCCCGCAACGCGGCACCCGGCTTGTGGTTATCACGGGCGGAGAACCGTTCCGTCAGGACCTTGGCAAGCTGGTGCGCCTGCTGGTAAGTAAGGGCTACCGCGTACAGATCGAGACGAATGGCACACTGTTTCAAGAGGGCTTGCCGTGGGACAGCATCACCGTTGTGTGCAGCCCAAAGACCGGAAAAGTGAACGAACGTCTGCTCCCGCGCATTGACGCCTTCAAGTACGTTCTGCACGCTGGGTCCATTGACCAAGAGGACGGCCTGCCGGAGCTGGCGCTTGGCCACAGTGCCGCGCCGCGCGTCGCTCGCCCGCCTGCCGGTAACACCAAGCCGGTGTATGTGCAACCGATGGACGCTCAGATCGAAGAGCAGAACGAAAATAAATTT